AACATTGTCATACTGGGCGGCATCGTTCACCGCAATTGCAGTGGGAAGATAAAGAGAAATCTGATGTGTTGTTTTATCTGTTGATTCGTCATATGCTGCTTCTTCCCTAACATTTCCATACAATGATACCGCTTCCTTGTGAAACTGTTTTATTCCATCAACAGCGCTTAGTCCTGCTTCAAGACCTTTTCCTGGCCCTGATACAGACTCCGTTACTTCTGATGGATCATTTGCACTGCTCGTCACGTTTGCAAGAATAGACTGACCCCCTTCTACCAGATCTTTTGCAACATTTGCAACACCAGTAGATATATTTGGAATAACTTTAAATATGATTCTAGCAGGATACTCTCTATTATTAAGAGGATATTCTAAAACCTGTCTACCGGCCTGGTTACCGTCGATTATGTCTTGCAGTTGTAATTTTCTGGTCACATCTATGTTAGGGAATTTCAATGTGCTGTCCTCGTATAAATATCGTTGAATCTATTTATAATGGAAATCATGGCATATCGCGGAAAATATAAACCTAAAAATCCAAAGAAGTACGGTGGTGATCCTACCAACGTAGTGTACCGATCCATGTGGGAACGACACTGCTTCAAGTGGTGTGACGAGTCCAGTAAGGTCATCAAATGGTCTAGTGAAGAAGTCGTTGTACCTTATCTATACGAAGTAGACAAAAAATATCATCGATACTATGTCGATTTAAAAATTACTTATCGTGGTGGTAAAACCGTTCTAATCGAAATCAAACCAGACAAAGAAACTAGACCCCCACCAAAACCAGCAAGATTTTCTCGTAGGTATCTGAACGAGGGATTGACGTATGTAAAAAACATGAACAAGTGGAAAGCAGCCAAGTCCTATGCGACAGACAGAGGTTGGACATTTGAGATATGGACAGAACACACATTAGAGGATATGGGTATCAAACCCAAGTCTACCAAACCACTGAAACCATTAAAACCTTTAAAACGTCCAAAAAAGTAATATAAATAAAGACATGAGTAATTTATTTCAAAAACTAGAGTACGAAGCATTTCGTGCAGGCATCACACCGAGATCAAAAGAATCTCGTGATTGGTTCCGTAAAAAGGCACGTTCAATGCGTGTTAACCGTAGTCAATTGATGCAAGAAGACGAGATCCAGTTACGAAATCGAAGTGCGACTGGTGCAATGTTTATGTTCTTCTATGATCCAAAACATAAGAAGACATTACCGTACTATGACTCTTTTCCTCTCATCATTGCAGTCGGGCCCGCCGCTGGTGGGTTTATAGGATTAAATTTACACTATCTTCCTATTGCATTACGTGCAAAGTTTCTGGATGGTCTGATGGATACAACAACCAATAAGAAGTATGATGAGAGTACAAAGTTTGCGATAAGTTATAGTATGTTAAAGAGTGCATCAAAGTTGAAGTATTTCAAACCTTGTTATAAACATTATTTAACTAAACACGTGAGAGGAAGACTTGCACTTGTGCCTGCACCTGAGTGGGAAATTGCAACATTTCTTCCGACTGCCGATTTCCAAAAGGCATCTACATCTACTATTTACGGACAGTCTAGGAGTATGATTTAATGGCTCAATCTATTGATGAACTAAAGGGTATGGTAACTCGGAAGGGTGGATTGGCAAATCCAACTCTTTTTAAAGTGATGTTACCTTCACCCAGTCATTTTGGAGTAAATAGAACTTCAGTACGAGATCTAAACCTTTTGTGTACTGGTGTATCTTTGCCCGGGCGTCAAGTTATGACTAATGAAAGAAGTATAGGCGGCGTAGTTCAAAAAATCGCAAACGGAACTGCAACTTCTGATATAAACATGAATTTTAGAGTAATGAATGATTATGGTGTCAAAGAATATTTCGAGGCGTGGCAAAATGCAGCGATCAATCAAGGAACCATCAATGGTCAAGAAACGATTGAGATGGCATATGCAGAGCAGTATCAACACCAAGTCAAAATTCAACAATTGAAAAAGGGATTTGGTATTCCAATTTATCAAACTGCATTACCTTTACCAAAACTTCCGCCCGAAATACAAAATAGACTACCAAGAATTGAACTCGGCCCGTTTGGAAACCTTGACTTTGCTCAAGGTGAACTTGACTTAGATTTTCAGACCAGAGATCAAGTTGTGTACGAGTGTACATTAACTGATGCGTTTCCAACAACCATGAATGAAATTGCATTTAGTGATGCGTCAGTAAACGGATTGATTGAGTTTAATATACAGTTATCATACCGTCGTTGGTTTAGAACCGATAACGGATCATCCCCATTAGGCGCCTTCGGGCAAACCCTATCTACTATTAGAAGTATAGTAGGATTATAATTTTATATAAAGAAAGAGTGAATGAAAAATGGCACTACCTAAGTTAAATGATACCCCAAAGTATAATATGGTTATACCATCAACTGGGCAAGAGGTAAGGTTTCGACCTTTCCTAGTTAAAGAAGAAAAGGTCATGTTGATTGCAATGGAATCAGATGATCAACAACAACAATTGCAATCTATTGTTGATACATTATCCGCATGTGTTCAAGGTGATGTTAATTGGAATACATTAACAACATTTGACATTGAACTCATGTTTAATAAACTACGTGCAAAGTCTGTTGGTGAAACAGCAAAGGTTGGCGTACCATGTGATAATGAGGAATGCAAAGTAGATAATGAAATTGTTATTAACGTGGAGATGTTGGACATCAAAATGCCTGATATATCCAATGTTATTCAATTAGATGCCAACGTATCAATTGAAATGAATTGGCCGAGTTATATGTCAGTATTACAGACCACTGCTGGTAAACAGACTGAAACGGAACAAACATTTAATTTGTTGAGACATTGCATAAAAGCGGTCATCACGGAGAATGAAAGAATTGATCTGAAAAACGAAAGTGCCGCAGAGGTAGACAGGTTTATTGAAAGTCTGAACAGTGAACAGTTTAATAAAGTAAAAGGCTTCATCGATGAAATGCCTGCAATGAAACATCCGATTGAATTTACTTGTCCAAAATGCGGAACAGAAAATAAACAAATGTTAGAAGGAATCCAGAATTTTTTTTAGTAAGTCTATCCCACAATAGTTTACTTAGTTATTACAATGCAAACTTTCAGATGATGCAACACCACAAATATTCACTGAGTGAGATAGACGATTTAATCCCTTGGGAAAAAGAAGTTTACTTGGATATGTTAATTGAATACTTGAAAGAAGAAAAAGAAAGACAAGAACAAGCCAATAGAAGGTAAACAAAATGGCAGCAATGACCCTAGAAGATGTAGTCAAACAACTACAGAGTAATAACAGAACCACTGGTGATGTTGTTAAAACTCTGAAAGACTTCATCAATATGTCCAAAAGAAACTCTCTTGATGCATTAGAAGCAGAACGCGAGAAGAAAAAGAAGACAGCCGATGATGTCAAGGCAGGTGCGAAAACAATGAAATCACCAGATGTCAAAGGCAACATGGGCCTGGCTGCGATCTTTGCGGGCATGGGTTTAAAGTCTGCGTTGCTCAAAATTTCTACAATCTTGGTTGCTGGTACTGCCGCTCTAGTTCTTGCATTTGAAGGATTGAGAGGTTGGGAAGCAGATCAGGTAAAGAAAATAAAAGGTCTACTCAAATTACCAACAGTAGTATCAAATGGAATGATTAAGTTAAGGAACGGCGTTCTTGGAATGTTTGGGTTGACTGCTGAAGGTTTACCGATTAAACAGGCAGATGGAACAATGGGTAAAAGTATGTCCATTCAGGCACAAGTTGCTCAAAAATTTGCAAACATGAAAAAGGCATTTCTTTTGAACTTTGGTATAGGTGCAGACGGTAAGAACGTTGGTAAAGTAGGCCCTAAAGGGATGACGAAACAACCTCTCCACGTAAGAGCAGGCCGTGCAATGATAAGATTGTTGTCGCCTCTTAGTAATATGGTATCTGGTCTTGCTAATTGGTTTAAGGGCGCTGGTGCAAAAATTATGAATTTTGCCAAGGCCTTCTTAGGCGGTGGCGGCGGTGTCTTAAAACTTATGGGTAAAATCCTCTGGCCAATTGGAATTATTCTATCACTGTTTGACGGTGTAACAGCATTCAAAGATGAAAAAGGTACTTTCTATGATAAGTTAGGTGCTGGTATTGGTGGATTTATTGGAAGTTTTATCGGCGCGCCATTTGATTTACTTAAAGGTGCAATAAACTGGCTTCTTAAAAAGATATTTCCAGGCCTGACTACTGAAGATGGAAAGTGGGATGAATCAACTGTTCTGGGAAGTTGGTTATCAAAATTTGAAGGTTTTAGTATTGCTGAGATGATTTCTAATTTGGTAAAAGGTATGTTTGCATTACCCAAGAAAGCAATTGAGTGGATTAAAGGCAAGTTTTCAATTGGTGTCGATTTTTTCACTAATGCGTGGCAAGCACTTTTAAAAAAATTCTCCACACCAGAGGGTGCAGTCGCAGGCCTTATCGATTTACTCATGTGGCCAGTAAACGCAGCAGTTAATTTCGTCAGAAAGATGTTTGGTTGGTCAGAGGATGATGCGCCTGCATTTAGTGTAGGAGATTTTGTCGTAGAAACTTTTGGAAAAATCGTTGATTGGTTTAAAAAGTTACCAGAACGCATAATGTTAACCATTAGAGAATTTACTACGGCCGCAATCGCTGGTATGAAACTTGATTTCATGAATTTAGTAGATATGTTGAAAAGCATTCCAGCAAAAATCAAACTATACGCACAAAGTGTCTTACCCAAAATTTTTGGTGGAATAAGTGACGCAGAATACGAAAAAAAATTGGCGGAACTAAGTACACCCGACGAAGCACGACTTGCAGAAAGACAGGCAATCATTGATGAGTTAAGGAAAGATCTCGCGAATATTGCATCAGAACGAGAAGCTCTGAACGCACCAGCCAATAATGTTGATAATAGTGATAAGAGTACTACTACCGTTATCAATGCAGAAGAAGCAGTAAACGTTGAAGCGTTTGGTTGATAGAAAAAGGGAGACCGTGAAGTCTCCCTTTAATTATTAATTAGTCAGCGTTTGCCAACTTAGCAAAGTAAGACATGGTGTCTTCTTTGTCATCGTTACCCTCAGATATCGCAGTCATAGTTTGTTCTTCGATAGTCTGTGGAGGTGTTTCACTCATAGGAGTTGGTTCCACCTGTGGAGTCATCTTTACCTCATCACGTATAGGCATTGCGTCAACCAAACCAAGAACACTATTCATCTTGGTCTTCAGTTCACTGTATGATTTGTAGAACTTAGGATCAGTGTATTCTCCTAGATCATGCATAGAGTTATAGACACCTTCCAATTTGGATTCGTCATCACTCACTGCGGTACGATTCGCAAACTCGGACTTATCATAGTTACGATAACCCTCGACTTGACGGATCTTGATCTTGAAGTCTGCACCATCCCAGAAATCAAATGGTTGATACGGTTCTTCATCTGCAAACTGTGGTTGCATTGCATCCATTAGTTTGTCAAAGATTTTCTTACCGTACTGGTACATGAATACCTTGCCTTCATTGGCAGGGTTGCCTGGATCTGAGACAACAAGGATATTAGAGACATAGTGTAACCTACGTTTCTGACGCCTTGCAGTTTCTTTGTCCTCATCGATACCTGAGTTCCATAGTTTGGAATTCAGTTCACCGACTGGATCTTCTTGTCCAATCGAAGTGAGTGATCGTTCGATATACCACTTACCTGTTGAACCTTTGAACCCATGATCCCAATACCGTACCCAAGGAAGTTCTTGACCCTCTGAGGCTGGTAGGAATCGAATGACCGCATAACCATTACCTGCCTTATCGACAGTTGGTTTCCAAATGCGTTCATCTGTGTAAGATTTTTTCTCACCACCACCTGATGCGTTTGCCGCATCCAGAAGTTTTGAGATTGTGTCTTTGTTTCGTTTTAGATCTGCGAATGACATATGCATTCTCCTTTGTATTTGCTGAAATATGAAATAATATTATACCACAGTATTACTGTAATGTACAGAGTATTTATAAACTTTTTTAATCGAAAGATAATTGATTACCGCCTGGTAGTAAATTCAAAGTCACTGCCTCACCAGCAATCTTATCTTTTATGATGACAGATATAAACTTTCGAACGTCCAGTGGATCGATATCGTTTTCACTACAAAGATGAATCACTGCATCCATGTATGACATCTGTTTATCAACAACTGTCTGTTCGACCATTGTTGCAAACTTTGTTTTAGTTAGAAAATTTTTATCGTCTGCTGAATCTATCATCTATCAAATACCCTCAATAATATTGTGTCATTGTTTATACGGCCATTACAAGAATTTGTTTTGGTCGTTAGTGTAGTCCACCATTTTCCAATGGCAGTTGGGGTTTTAGTCAAGACCATGTTTAGACCTTCATCTGGTTTACGCAATTTGGTCTGTCTGGATTTTACTTTATCCCATCCCTGTAAAGTTGTTCCTTTCATCTGGAACCCCTTTGGCGATTCTGTCAAGTACTCACTGACAGTTCTCGTTTTTGTATTGAAAACATAAAGTCGCACAGACCCAATGATTGACATTGGATTGATCGACGTGAGTTTAAACTCATCTGATGTTTTCGCATACTGCAATTTGGCAACTTGCCTGTCGGCAGTTCTCACTCTTGGAGTTCGGATTGCACGTGTTGCCTTCTTTGCGAGTATATATTTCTTTGCATCACCAACAAGTTCACGCATGAACTCGTAGTATGCTTTACGTTGTTTTACTGATAGGTGATCATACGCCTCTATAAGATCTGGGGTTTTCTTTTCAACCAGTTCTCGCAGTTCGTCTAGAATGCGTTCGTAATAATCGAACACTGTTCTTGCACTGACTGCGGATAAGGATACAAGAGTCATCTCATTGTACATGTTAAACTTTGGGTGGTTAGGCCACAGATCGATAACGTATTCAACCTCTGCAAAAAACTTATCGGTTTTCTGTTTCATCAACTCATGTGGAGTCTTGATAAGTCTGTCAGTAGGTTTGGCAGATTCGACTACCTTTTTCTCTGCACCTTCTTTGAGTTCTTCATAGAACGATTGCATTGTTCTATCGAAGTCATAACCTTTCGGCATTGGAAGATTCTGTTGTTTCCATAGAATGACTGTCGCAGGCAATGCGTTGAAGTGATAGAAATAGTCTGGTGCATTCAACATTAGTTTTAGTTCATCACCAGAAAAGTCTTGTCGTATTTGATTACGTATAACACCGGCCACGTCCTTTCGATCTGTCTCCGTTCGAAGATAGTTATTCAGATCATTAAAAGTTGTGTATGGGGCGGCCGCGATACCAGTCTTGGCTGGCGCCTTCCGCATTTTACGTTTTGCCATTATTACTCCTTGAGGGGTATCAGTTCCAGTTCACCATCTGGTAGACGTTTGTATTTTACATACCCCTCTTTACACAGATAGTTTATAGTTTGTTCTGCCGCTTGATCAAGGAAGTGATTCTTCCAATGTGAATAGGACAGTCCATAGGCAGCAGCGAAGATGCCACCGCCTATGAGTGTAGTTAAGAGTATCGCACTATCAATCATTGCCGTAGCCCAAATTGTCCTCGACCATAATAAAACTCTCAACATTTCTAACTCGGAAAGATCTCCAACCATTTGCGTCCAAATCCCAAACGGATAGAACCTCATAGTTTAGTTCCCGAATTTTTTTCTGCGACATTGGATCTTCCTTTGTCGCCTTTGGAAGCGCCCACTCTTGAAGAGTACAACGCATCACTCGCGTGTCACCATTTACTTTGGTGAATGCAACCTTTGCAGATTTACTTTCAAGAAGACGTTTATATTCTTCCCATTTCCATCTGACTTGCATGTTACTCATTTCTGAGTCTGACCATGCATCGATGTCATCTTGACTAATCATATTAATCCCAATCATTATCAAAGCGAGTTGTTTCTCGCATAGTTTCACCATAATACTCGTTTGCATATTTAGACGCATCAGTCCAGTGATTGATGTTTGTCTCGTTCTTAGGAACTTGTGCAAACTCGCGTTGAACAGGATTACGCTTGAGATGACGAGTAATCGCCTTGCGTTTTTCCTTGATCTTTGCGACACGTTTTTGACGGGCCGCAATTTCTTTAATCAATCCTAGACGTTCTAGGAATTGGTTATCTGTAAATTCACTCATACTTTCACCTCATAAGGTTTGTTCCATTGACCGACATTGATGTCGATATAATACGAACGATCAAAATAGTCGATCATAATGTCTGAGTTGTTATACCAAGCAACAGACTGAGAACCGACGCCTTTCATAGCCGCAACAAGTTCGTCGTAGAATTTGGCAATCTTAGACTCACCAACTTCTTCCATCCATTCTGACATATAGTTCTCATTCACTTGAATGTAGTTGTCATTGATATAGGGTTCGCTTCCACGACGTTTTGCATCTTCGATCCGATGTTTGTTTGATGCACCGATCAAATCTAGAATACCAGACTTGATGTTGACAACCAAACTACTATGGTGACGCACACCGATAGAACCTTTAAGACCGTATTTTTTCAATACTGCCTTGATCTGTGGCGCCAAGTCTTTTTTCATTTCTTGTGAAACATATGCCATTCGAGTGATTCCTTTTCTCTCTGATTACAATTAACAATACGATAGTTTGACTGATTCGTCAAGAGTTATTTTCAAAATAAAACGATTTATTTTTAACTGTGACATTTATCACACACTCTGCAATAGGTATAGAGTTGCTTCCTTTTCTTCAATCATCTCACGTATTTTTATCTTAGCCCAACCTTTTCCAGGCGACTTCTTACCCTTTTCTAGGGCGTGCAACTGTTCTTTGTATTGTGCAATCTCACGTTCGACATTCTCAATCTCTCCGCACATACTCATTTGATTCTCCTATCAATTAACTACATGCTTATTGTACCTGATTCGTTTAAGGTTGTCAAGTCTATTCGTATAAATAGTATGCAACCATAGAGGGATGTCATATCATGGATTTTCTAACTTTAGTAAAAGACGTTGGATTTCCAATTGCGGCAGCATGTGCGGGCGGTTTTTTTGTCTTCTTAACACTCAGATTTATTTTAGATGGTGTTTTAGACGATATCAAACAACAAAGAATGTTTGCAATGGCATTGGATAATAGAGTAAAAACGATGAACAATGAGATCATAAGGATTGATGTACAACTCTCAAATGCATTTGATTTAGAACCAGATCTATCTAGGATCGCAAGAGCAGACGGACAGATGGACGCCAGAAAAGACTGATGGAAGATTTAGCAACTGCAATAAACCAATATGGATTTCCCATTATAGCCGCATTCGGTTTAGGATACTTCATATATTATATCTGGACTTGGGTTACAACTTCAGTAGATCCCATTATTCAAGAGTCACATATGACTTTAATTGGGTTGATTGACAGAGTAAGAATGTTAGATAATGATCTAATAAGACTAAAACAAAAACTTGATATGATAGAACTATATCAAGACAAAGAAAAAGATAGACAACAAAAGTTGATAAGGACAAAAAAATAATGGTGTGGTTTATAAAGGCTTTGAATTGGATTAGTTTACCGACAATATTGATATTTATTGTTGGGTGTTCACTAGTGGCCAACTATGCGAAAGGTGAGAGTCTTACATTTGAGTTTGGTAATCCTTCGTTCAGTGGACAAGGATTTAGTACTCATGCATTGAGTATTTCTCAACTTGAATATAATAGAAAAAAAGAAGTAGAAGATGATATTGCATCTGCACAGGCAAAGGCAGAACGTGAAGAGGCGAACAGTATTCTAAACAAGTTTTTAAACAACGTCGAGTCGAGAATATATGCACAGTTGTCCAAACAGTTAGTTGATAATATGTTTGGTATATGTGACCCTGGCGTGACAGAATGTGAGACCGCCGATAGTGGAGTTGCTACAGTAGAGGGTGCAGAGATTAGTTGGGTGAGAGACAATACTCTTGGTACTATCACGTTGAATATTGTAAGTGAAGATGGGTCAACAACGACAATTACTGTGCCAATAGATGGGTTTGGGTTCTGATGGAAGGTATAGGAATATTTTTATTGGTGATAACATTCATGTGTACTTTAACAGGATGTAATATGACTGCGAATGGTGTAGTAAACTCGCCTCCAACGATACAAGTGAATCCATTAAAAGACAAACTCAATAAAGTACCAGAATTAAAAGGAAATAAGATTACAGTCGCAGTATATAACTTTTCTGATATGACTGGTCAAAGAAAACCTAGTTCAAAGATGTCACAACTTAGTAGTGCGGTGTCACAAGGAACTCAGGTATGGGTAATAAAAGCATTACAAGACATTGGTAATGGTACATGGTTTAAAGTTGTCGAACGTGGTAACTTAGACGCATTGGTGAAGGAAAGACAGTTAATTCGAAGTACACGAGAAGTGTATGGAGAAAAGAATGTAACCCTCAAACCACTATTGTTTGCGGGCTTGATAGTTGAAGGTGGTATTGTGGGATACGATTCCAACACCGCCTCAGGTGGTTTAGGTGCTAGGTTTTTCGGTATCGGATCATCCACAGAGTATCGCGTAGATACAGTAACAGTTGCATTGAGAGTAGTAAGTGTCAGCACTGGCGAAGTTATGTTGAGTGTGGCCACAGAAAAATCAATTGCATCAATTGCCAATGGATCTAACGCATTCAAGTTTCTAGATATGGGAACTAAAGCTCTAGAACTAGAATATGGAACTAGTATAAACGAACCAGTGAACTATGCAACACGTGCCGCTATAGAACAGGCGGTTATAGAACTGGTGTACCAAGGGGCAAACAAAGAACTTTGGTCATTTCAAGGTAAGGTAAAATGAGAAAAATATTAACAACACTAATGTTTGTGATGGGATTCTCGACTGTATATGCAAATGACATTTATATTCAACAAGTAGGTACAGGAAACGGATTAGATTTGAGTATTACACAAGATGGTGTAAACAACGTCATGGGTACAAGTAGTGCAAAGGTTCTACTCAGTGGTGCAAACCATACGTGGACAGTAAGTCAAGTTGGTGGTGCAAACGTGATTGCCGCAGAAATACGTGGTAATACTTACACTGGTACTTGGGCAATAACTGGTAACTCAAACAACATATTATTTAAATGTGCAAGTGGAGTAACAAGTAAATGTGAAACCGCAACTGGTAACATTACTATAAACGGTAACTCATCTGACATCGATATTCTAATCGGTGAAAGTGCAGACTCCGCAACTGCAACACTTAACTTAACTATCGATGGTGACGCAAACGTTTTCAATGCAGATATCGATGGTAAATCTGCGGTTGTGACAGTTTCACTTGACAATCAACTTTCGTCAGGTAGTGATAAAGTAACAATGAACTTAACAATGGATGGTGACGGTGACACGAATGGACACACCGTAATATTAGATCACACTGGAGATGGTACAATTGATATCACTCAGTCTGGTGTAAATGACGCAATAGTGAGCATCATCGCAAGTGGTACTGGACATGATATTGACATTGTTCAGAGCGACTAGTTTATTACTACTTCTTCCAACTTTAGTATGGGGTGCGATTGGAGAAGTAACTGACCACAGTGGTAGTGGTGCGATAGAACGCGACGATGGGTTCGAGATCCTTGAAGTAGAGGACGAACTTGGTGTAGAATCTATGGATGTCGTCGTGACCGAAAAGGGTAAAGTAAGAATAGATTTTGTTGATGAGACAAGGGTTGACATAACAGAACACAGTCGTCTAGTCATTGATGACTTTGTTTACGACCCTGCCAGTGGAGAAGGTTCTCTAAGTCTGAAGGCAGGCCTAGGAACAATACGATATGCGAGTGGAAAAATTGCAAAGAATTCTCGACAACGTGTAAAGATTACTACACCTAGTGCCGTTGTCGGAGTACGTGGAACAGATTTCGCAATGATCGTTGATGAGATTGGTGGTAGTATGATTACACTACTTCCGTCTTGTGATACCAACGGTGATTGTATAGTAGGAGAAATATCTGTTACCTCTGACGTTGGACAGGTTATAATGAATCAAGCGTTTCAAACCACAGTCGTCAGAGCAGCAGGATCTAGTCCTTCGAAACCTGTTATTTTGAAAATAAGTGAAGAGGATATGAACAATATGCTCATCATTCGTAAGGCAGAACCTTACGACCCTGATGGTGAAATTGCGGAACAACAGGCAAAACAAAAACTTGCAGATCTGTTGGGGATAGACTTTCTAGAAACCGATGTTCTAGAAAAGGGTGGGTTTGAAGATGAAGAAGAACTATGGCGTACTGAACTTGACAACACGGAATTTTATCTAGGTAACTTATTAGTAGATATCATGGATCAATTGAACGCAGCTTTGAATGCACTTCTACGTGGTGAGTTTGCAAAACAAGATGCAATACTTGATCACGAACAACAAGGTTATAATGAGAAAACTGGAACACGACTAGAAATACGAGATGGTAATTGGATTCTCGAAAGACATGATTATGCAAACGGACAATATTGGCAACTAACGCTGGATCAATACAATGGATACAATATCAGTTGGAAGCAAGGTGATGCAGAGTATTATGACTATCGCATTGGTGATGGGGTTAATAGTATCTACATCCAACAGACTCCTGGCTAACGACATATACATTACTCAATCAGGTAATAGTTTAGATTTAAATATTACACAGGATGGAGAAAATAATACTATAGGCACGTCTTCAACACGAGCGAGTTTAGATGGTGATAATACTGACATAACAATAGTACAAGAAACAGATGGTGCATCAATTGGTTTATCAGTAGATGGTGACAATACCACTATGATTGTAAAACAAAAGTGTCACAATGGAAGTCTTTGTAATTCTGATACAATGGATATAGATATAACAGGTAACAATAATAGTATGGAACTAGGACAAGGTTATAAAATTACAGCAACTAGTTGGCAATATGATGGAGTAGAACATGGAGGGCATAACATGGCTCTCGAAATTAATGGTGCGAATAATGATTTAAGACTTTCGCAACGTTCGCAGAATAACACAAGCGACCATAATATGGATGTCAATATATCCAGTGATGGTAATGATGTACATGTGATGCAAGAAGCAAACCAAGACAAAACACTAAATCTTACTATTAACAATGATGATA